CCACAGACTTCGCTCTATTATTCCTTACAAGTAATGGGCGACACTCAAGATAAATCTGATGCATATGCTGCATTAGATCAGTCAGAAGTTGAAGATTACTTGGCAGACATAATGAGCAATAAACCTGAAGAAATTAATTGCGACTGTCAACAATGAACCCCTACGAAAAATTATTAAATAGAAAAAGAACATGGACACCTGTCCAAACCACTAAAGGAAGAGTCAAATATGGCGCAGAAGAAACCGTTTTCCGTGCTCTCGCAATACGCAACATGGAATGTCCAGTTGGCTCGTTTATATCTGATTCACTCTCTGAGATTCCAGAGAAAAGTAGAAAACTTTTGGAATCAAATGTAAAGGATGAAGATAATCACGATTTAGCCCTTGGATATATAGCTAACGCTCTAGGCGTAGATGATCAAGCTGAAGCCGAGGCATTACGCCTGCGAGATGCATGGATAGCTCATCCAGATCACACAATATTAAAAGCCTTAGTTATTGAAAGAGCAATATTCTTTGTAGTATTGCCCTTCTTTAGGTTTAATGGTGATGCTGGATTAAGAACTGTCAGTGCAGATATATCAAGAGACGAGCAAATACATGTAGCAACAAATAGTTTGGTATGTGCAGAGCTTGGTCTTACACCAAGTCCTTCTTTAGACAAATTAAGGAAGGCAACAATTAACTGGATAATGCAACCTTTAAATCAAATACATGACGATAAATATTTAAGCAAAAAATTTTGGCTTGATGCTAGTGATCGTTTGATGTATGAAGGTAAAGCTCCAGAATTTAACTCTACCAAGGCTGGAAGAATGCCAGCGTTTTTTGAACATGCAAACACCAACCTCCCTCAATATGCTTGAACCTTTAATAGGTCCAACTATTGAATCCCTCCTTAATGAAATGGAGGAAACTTTTCCACCAACAAACCCTCACCCAAAAGAAGAACTAGCTCCCATTATGTTTAGAGCTGGTCAACGCTCAGTTGTTGAGTGGTACACAAATAGATTAAAGGAAAATAAATAATGGCATTAGAAAGATATTGGGACTATGCCTACAGTGTAAGTGACCAAGGAAATACAAGATATCATGGACCTTTAGATAAGCAAGCTGAAGGTGGTGCTGGTGTTATGTCATCAGGTCATCACTATGGAATCTTATCTAGTGGTTGGGATGACCAAGCATATCATAAAGGTGCTTCAGGTTATGACCATATAAGTATGTATGATGCTTCATCCGATTCTGCGGGTACATATTATTATGGTGGTGAATGGAAAGCTAAAAACCACACAAAATTTGCAGGGCAAAGAAAAGATGTTATTGGTTATGACTCGACTTATGGAGCAGACGCAACCTTAAGTAGAGGAAAAGACTATTTTACTAAGTGGCTATCAGAAGCTGATTATAAAGATCAAGACACTACTGGTAGAACTCTTACAACTTATGGAATTAGCCATAGGATGGGTAAAGATGCAAAATATAAGGAAGTTGGCGGAGCTGTTGAAGTTATTAACTTTGATCAGTACATGAATGACGTTGGCTATGCGGAAGCTGCTCAAGCTATGGGTATAGATAAATATGAAACTTTGGATCAAGTCCATAATGCTATGGGTTATATGCAAGGTACATGGCAACCACCAGCTGAAGAAGTAGTTGAAGAAGAAGTACAATCTGATTTACAAGTACTTGATGGTACTGAAAGCGGTCAAGGTGACGGATATGTAGATGCTGTATTAGGTACTACTGAGCAAAATCAATCATATACAGCTGGTAATTTAGTTAATGATCAATCTGATTTCAACGCCAGTCAAGGTGAAACTATGTCTGGTACACAAACTAACTTTGATCAAATGTTAAGTGATGCTTTGTATGGTGTAGGTGGTAGTGCTGACAATGCTTTAGGTAGCTCAATTGTTGGAGGCTTACAAGGTGCTTATGCAACTCAATTACAAAATGAAATGAGTACTGCTCAAAGCACTTATGCAAGTCAATTAAATGATGCGTTGTACGGTGTAGGTGGCACTGCTGAAGATCCAACTGGTGGTTACTTAGGAAGAGAGCAAACCTTAACAGACAACTTTAACTTAACTATCGGTGCACTTAATACTTCAATGTATGGAGAAGGAGGAACAGCTGATAATATAACTGGTGGGTATGCAGGAGAAATTAGAGACGCCCAAGAAGCAGCAATTCAAGCTCAACAGGCGTTAAGTGTTCAAGCTGCATATGGAGATCCTGGAAATCTTACGGGTGCTTCAGTAACCGGAGTACAATCTGCCGGTGAAGACGAAGAAGATGTATTGTTAAAAACCCTTGGAGCTACAGGTTCCTTTGCAAGAGACGGTTTAAGAATATCATCATTAAATATATAAGAAAATGACAGCAAAATCTAGGTATGACTATTTGTCATCGGATCGTGCTCAGTTTTTAGACGAAGCAAAACAAGCAGCTGATTTAACACTGCCTTATTTAATTCGTGGACATGAAGAATACTCCCAAGGGATGAGAAATCTTCCCCAACCTTGGCAAAGTGTTGGAGCGAAAGGTGTAGTCACTCTTGCATCAAAATTGATGTTAGCTCTACTACCCGTTCAAACCAGTTTTTTTAAATTACAGGTTGACGAAAGTCAATTAGGAGAAAACTTTGGTCCAGAAGTAAGGTCAGAATTAGATTTATCTTTTGCAAAAATAGAGAAGACAATCCTTGAAGCAATAGCTGCGTCAAGTGATCGTGTTGTAGTCCATCAAGCTTTAAAGCATTTGGTGGTATCTGGCAACGCTTTAATATTTATGGGTAAAGAAAATCTTAAATTATATCCTCTTAACCGCTATGTCATAGAACGAGACGGCAACGGCAATGTGATTGAAATAGTTACAAAAGAAACTATTGCAAAAAAATTAATTTATGACGAGCTTCCTGAAGAAGTCCTCACACAGTACGCTAATGAGGAAGGTGAATCGGAAGACGCAGAAGAGTGTGATATCTATACACACATAACAAGAGACAATAACAGATTTGTCTGGCATCAAGAAGTACATGATTATGCACTTCCTAAGTCATTCAGTAAAGCTCCAGTAGATGCTAATCCATGGATTGCACTAAGGTTCAATGCTGTTGATGGTGAAGATTATGGAAGAGGAAGAGTCGGTCAGTTTATGGGTGACTTGAAATCTTTAGATGCTTTATCACAAGCTCTTGTTGAAGGTAGTGCGGCGGCTGCAAAAGTTGTTTTTACAGTCAGCCCAAGTGCTACAACAAAGCCTTCTTCTCTAGCTAGTGCTGGGAATGGAGCAATCATACAAGGTAGACCAGATGATATTGGTGTGGTTCAAGTTGGCAAAACAGCTGACTTCGGGACTGCATATCAGATGGCATTACAACTTGAAAAAAGATTAAACGAAGCATTTTTAATACTTAACGTTAGACAGTCTGAACGTACTACTGCTGAAGAAGTACGGATGACTCAAATGGAATTAGAACAACAGCTTGGTGGACTTTTTAGTTTGCTCACAGTTGAGTTCTTAGTTCCATATTTAAATCGAATATTAAATGTGTTTCAAAAATCAGGACAGATCCCCAGATTACCAAAGGATATTGTCAAGCCAACTATAGTTGCCGGTGTTAATGCACTAGGTAGAGGACAAGATAGAGAAAGCCTTGCTTCATTCTTAGGAACTATTGCACAGACAATGGGACCAGAAGCAATATTGCAACATATAAATCCAGAAGAAGTTATTAAAAGATTGGCAGCCGCTCAAGGTATTGATGTCTTAAATCTTGTAAGAAGTATGCAAGAAATACAACAAGAAAGACAGCAAGCAATGCAACGTGAACAAGCCATGATGCAACAACAACAACAGACAGATCGTATGAAAACACCAATGGCTGACCCATCTAAGAATCCAGCATTAGCTAGACAACTAGATCCAACCCGAGAAACATAATGAGTGAAACATTAACTATGACACCAGAGGAAACTCCAGCTGGTGAATTAAGTCCACAAGAACAAGAATCCCTAGAAGTAGGAGAGAAGATTGTTGAAGCGCAAGAACAGCGTCTTGCTGGAAAATATGAGAATGCACAAGAATTAGAGAAAGCCTACATAGAATTAGAAAAAAAATTAGGTGGTTCAGAAAAGGCTGAAGATAAACCTGAAGCAACACAAGAAGAACCTAAAGATAAAC